TGTTACTTAAGCAAGAAGATTATCAATCACACGTTCAACATCTGCCGAAACTTCAATGCCTTGAGATTCACAATAATCAAGACACATTTGAAGGTCAGGTTGCATCTCCTCTACGAAATCATAGAGGGTTTCAAATACAGTTTGAGAACAAGTCATAATGTTAGTTAGTGAGTGAATGAGTAAGGGTTACTTAGTCTATAAGTTCTTTCATCATTTCATTTACTTCTAATCCGTTGATATTAACATCGTCCCACTTACAACTATCTGGGGTTTCTTTACTTCCAGCATCGTGAATCATACTCACCAGATGACCATAAGTTCCACCATCCCTTGCAACATCACATGCCAGTTCATACAAACCAGGATCATTTCCGATCCAGAGAGCAACATTCCAGGTCTCCCAATTTGTCCAACCGTTGTAACCTTGCATTTGGTAAATTCCTTTGACTCTTTAATAATACACGATTTTGAGGTTCGTGCTCATTTATTGTGCCACTAATACTTTTGGCACATAGTATCACTTACACAGTACGAATCGTGATACCCATCATTAACTCATGAGCAACATCGATAGAGTCATCTTCCCTTACGATTGGAAGATTAGTATCAACAAACTCCGAAGCAAGATCCATCATTAACTCATGCATTCTTTCATCTCCTGCAGCAAACTCAGCAAACTCTTCAGAGAATCCTGATGCTAACCTACGAATTGCTTCGTCATGTACATTGAGAACGGTCATTTTGAAAAAAAGTGTTAGTTAGTGAATGAATGAATGAATGTTACTTGGCAGGGAAATTCTTACACACAGCATCACATAGCACAGATGTTAAAGCATCCTTTGCCTCTTCAAAATTATCCAACTCACCCATATCATCACACTCATCAATAAGTGATTGAAAATATTGTTCTAGAGTTGCCGTGATATCTTCCATTAACTGTTCACGACTAGTTAACATGTCAAGTGTGTCGTTGTTAATCATTTTTAGGGTGAATTCCTGATGACTTAACTACAATACACGATTTTGAGGTCTGTGACCATATTGTGTGCCACTTCCCCGACTGGCACACTCATAAGGTCTCTCTATGGGTCTTATAAGGTCTTCTAATGCCCTCTTGTGCCAGTCGGGGAAGTGGCACACTAATACACGTCTGCGGTCTCTCTGATGCTAATATCAACATTCTCGTCACCTTCCAGTCCTAAGATATCATTCCAATCAATATCTTCCAAGTTTAAATCATCATAACACTCAATGTCTAATGTAACACTTATGATGCGTTTGTGTGCGTACATGTGTATCTCGTGTGATGTGTGTTATAATGTGTTATGTGTACACATATCTCGTAATGTATATGTGTATCTCGTATGTTATGCGTAATGTTTATACGCAAGCTCTACGTAGTCACATGTATCTCGTGCGTACTCATCATCTATCTCGTATGTATCCTGGGTGTTATGTGTATCTCGTAGTGTATATGTGTTATGCATATCTCGTGCATAATGCTCACACATCTCGTCTTTATAATACGTATAAGACTCGTTGTTATAATGATACTGTAACTCGTGGTCTTCGTAATACATGGGTCTCGTCGAGATTTGTATGTTACTTGTATATTATACAGACATCTCGCACGTATGTCAAGTATGATCTCGTGCGGTATTCATAAGCATTATTTATAAGTCTCGACGAGAAAAAATGTGTGGGTCTCAGAGTTTTTATGTGGGGGGTCTTGACAAAACTGCCGTCTTGTGGTAGAGTGTCGGCAAAGGTTGCAGACCTTTATAAGGATATTAAATCACAAGGATCTAAGGGGATCTGAGAGTATTAGAGAAGGTTTATAAAATAATAATTCACAGGTTTTCCACACAAATAATAGGGTTTATCCACAGAAATACAATACTTTTCCACAGACTTGTTAAATCTCTATAATAGTTTTAAATAAACATATATACAGAACACACAAATATATTATAATTCAATAATGGCATACATCTACAGCATTACAAACAATCTGAATGGTAAGCAATATATTGGTAAAACAACTAAACTCAATCCATATGATAGATGGAAAGAACACATCAGAAATGCCAAATTAAAAGAGAATACAGTAGCATACAGTTCTATTCATACTATGCCTATTATTAAAGCAATCAATAAGTATGGTAGTGATAACTTTAAGTTTAGAGTATTAGAAGAATGTTCTGATGATAATGTAAATGAAAGAGAGAAGCATTACATCGCAGAATATAATACTTGTGATGGTACGGGATATAACTGTACCTATGGTGGAGAGGGTATATCTAAACCATCAAAGTATTGGTCTAAACATCCTTTCAGTCGTGCCGTCAGTTGTTATACATTAGATGGTGTTTATATCTGTGACTATGATACTGTTGGTATAGCAGCATTAGAAACATTAGGGCGTAAAACTTCTGAAAGTGAAAGAGGTGGTATTAGAGTATGTTGTCAAGGTAAAGTATTTCAATCACTCAACTATAGATGGACTTGGAAAGGTGAGAAATTAAAAGAATGGAAAGATAAACAAATTAGACTAAGACCTGGTGTTTATGGATATACTAAAGATGGTGAGTATAAAGAGTGGAATAGTCAGGCAGACTGCGCAGAATTCATAACAGAAAATAGAAAGAATAATGATGGAGTGCATCAGTCATTAAAAAGTCCCCGTAAAAATAAACTACAGTGTAAGGGTTGGTATCTATTCCATAAAAAAGGTAAGATCATTCCTTTCGATAAGATTACCTTTGCCACCAAAAGAAATACCACGGAACATTATAAGAAAGCATCTGCAATAAGTGCTGCCAAAAGAAGGAAACCAGTAAAAGGTATTAACATTCATACCGGTGAAATAATTACCTTCAATAGCATAAGTGAAGCATCATTTTATATTAAGGGTGAAGGTGATTATAGTTGTGCGGGAGGGATTACCCGCAACATTAAGAATAGGATGAATGGTGAATACTGGAAATGGGCATTTGATCACAAGTGGAATTACATTTAATCATAGATACTCTTTCGACTCTTTACCTCTCCAAATAGTTTGTTCATATAATCAAGCACCTTATCATCTACATCTTCAGTGATAGTTTCTTCTACTACATCATCAATAGATTTACCTGTCAATACACTCTTAGTTGCAGCAGCAGTAATCAGAAATGCCTTAAGTTTATCCTTCGTCTTATCTTCTTTCTTCTTTCTTTTTATGGCAACGATTTCATCAATACGACTTTGAATCTTTTCATTCAGAGTAGAATTAAATCCTACCTTCAACATATCATGCAATCTATTAGATTCCTCAGATAAAGTTTCTCTCAGGAAAGATGATGAATCGATATAACAATCAATCAGATCATCAGGAAGATGAACATTCAAATATAGTTTTGGATGAAATATGTTTTCATCTGATGTTAGATAGTGATTCGTATATAAAAACCCAGTACGATGAGTATCATAAATGGCACGAAGGATTTCTTCATCATCAGATGTTTTTGCCCATTCACCAATTATTGTTGTATCTTCTCTCCAAACATCAAGCAAAAAAATAGGTCCTCGCCTCTCAGGATACTGTGCTTTCCATTCAGGAAGAGAATGTTCTTTATAAATTTCTGACGTAATTGTTGCTTCTTTAATAACATACAGAATTAATTCTTTTTCTGTTGCAAATAATGGGTCTGGGTCTGGAACTGGAACTGAATTAGATTCGGTCTGATGAGAAAAGAAGTTAAACATAAGTTCTTTGTGTATGTAATGAGTATTAGGTGGTAGGAAGTGGTTATCGTTTAGTCAGTAGGATGAAAGAGATTATTAAAATGTTCGTATTTTGTTTTATTGTTATTGAGTGGGTGATAATCGTCCCAGTAAACTTCTGTAGATTCCACAGACATTACACTTGGATTGTAATACGCTGGGTCACATTCAAAAGTTTCCTCATCGAAAGGTTCATCGAATTCAACTACCATAATTTCAATTTTGTGAACTTTCGTTAGTACTTTTTCAAATTCCATGGTGTCCGTTGCTTATGTGAATAGTATAAGGCATCTGGGTGCCCTGTGGAACGTTAGGTGGACAGTTCTTAATCTGTCTCATAGATACTCTTCAATACACTCTTATTAGATTACCATTTACCAATAGGACACTGACTCACACCAAACTTTACCTTATGAGACAAATGACAACCACACTGTCTACACCTATTCTGTCTTACACTATAATAATCACACTTCTTACATATATCTAACCTTTCCTTCTGTTCTTCTTTAGATAGAAGTAACTTAGTCTCATTACTAGATGATAAATCAATTGCATTCTTTACTACTTCAAATGCAAACTTGGCAAAATTCTTTCCTTGTTCATTAACAGAAGGAAAGTCCTCTTCTTCTTTCATTAGTATCCTCCCAGATAGAACCATCCTGTTACTATGTACTTATTACCCTTTAATACCATTCCTCCACGATGTGTATGTGTATAACCTGCTGGCCATAACAATAACTTACCCTTCTCTGGTTGTTCTCTTCTTTTATAATATAAGAACTCAGTTTCTCCACCTTCAAAATCATCATTCAAATAAACCATCCATACTACTAACCTTGTACAATGTTCAAGATTTGAGTTTTCATCGTGCCAGACATGATAACCTCCTCCGGGTGGTGTCTTCTGTACCTTTTGAACAATTGAATATGTTGGTATTTCTTTTAATGTACCAAAGACTTGTGAATACTCTTCTAGACATTCTTTCATTGGTTCATATAATCTTGGTACTGGATCATAATCTAATGAAGGACCCATCGAATTTAAATCACATGCCCAATCAAATCTTCCGGCATTGGAGTTATTAAATTGTGTATCTTCACAATAAACATCATTATTAATTGATTGATAATAATCAAATGTCTTTATAATACTATCACAAAACTCATCATCATATATGTTTGAGTATGATCCTATGAATTGTGAATACTCACCCTTCAGTTTCGTGCTTTCGTATGATGTGTTCATAATCGGGGTACTTTTCTATAATAATTGATTTAAGTTGTTCATAATGTGTATTCTTCCATTCTTCATCATTTGATATCCACTTATCCAATGGACAATCACCAAATGGATCCTTAATCTTATGTGGCAAATAACATCCACAGGCACGACATCCTTCTTCGACTTCATCAAAGTGTTCACATTCCTGACATAAATCCCAACGTTCTTTTTGACAATTCTTTGATGCATAAAATGGTTCATCTCTTTCTTGAAGAAAGAATTCATCCATGAACTTGAATACTAAATCACGAAACATTCTTCTATTATACCATAAAATTTAATATTATATATTAATAACATCTCCCTTTACAGTATTATTAGTTTTTCCAGTTATTTCAACACCTTTCTTTTGAATTGCTTTTCCGCCACTTGTATTCGTAGAACCCTGTCCCCAATCTCCTCCACTATTACCACTATTACCACTATTACCCGTCGAATTAGTACCCTTGGTAGGACATGTATTCGTATTACCTGAATTACCACTATTACCCGTATGTGGTGAGGCATTAATGGAAGTATTAAGATTTGAAAATCCTTTTCCTTTTCCTCCTGTACCTTTATTACCTCCGGGACCACCACTTACAGTATTATTAGTTACTCCTCGGCATGTGTATAAACTTACATTCGCACAGTGATATCCTGTTCTATTATATTCATTCCAACCTTGACCACGACGATATGATCCACCACGACAACGACTTCTTTGATTTGCCTTTACTGGATTCATAGTTAAAGTTGTTAAATTTCCACAAGAATTATTTTGCGCCGCTGGATAATTATAAGAATAACAACTTAAAGAACTTCCACGATTTCCATCGGCTCCATCGGTTCCTCCACCTCCACCAGCCCAAATCTTTCCGTTTGAATTGATGTTTAACTTAACATTACTCTGTGTATAAGTATTATTCACATATAATGCATCTCCCCCATCTGAATCTTTGTCACCACCTTCACCATAAATCGCACCACTTACATTGATATCTAAATTATATAAATCACCACTAAATTTAAGTGCATCATCACTGGCACTATCAGCTTTAACAGTACCATTCACATTAAAATCCTTTAGTACATTCTTAGATAGATTACTATTCCATGTTGAACTATCTGAAGTACTATAATCTAATTTAGTATTTTCAGAACTTTGTGTTACAATATACTTACTAATCGTGTCTCTTAATGAATTTACCGTCCAGTCATTATTTGAGGTAACACTACTATTTTCTGTTGCATCTGGTATCCTTGGACTAATTGATGATGCATTAAGTCCATCCCAATCAACATTACTTCCAGTATTTCTTAAATATGTACTCGCCTTGACATTATTCGCACTCCCACCATATTCGGCACGAATTTCAGAAAATTTGATCGGATTACCCGCACCAGATGTGAAATGTGATGTTTTTGTGACATTCGTTGCCATATCTATAACACTTTTTTTTATTTATTATAACCATACTTAATTGCAACCGTAAAACGATGTTGATTGCGAAATGATGTCGCACGATGCTGTATCATTCCATCAAACATTACTAAACGATTTGATATTGGTGGTACTCCTATAATATTCCCATCAATATAAAATTGTGTCTCTCCCCCATTCTGAAGATTCCATTCTTCTGTCGCATAATATAAAAATGTAATACCCTCACCATCTTGATGAAAATATGCCTGCTCATTTGGCGCAAAACAATTGACATACATTCGATAAAATGACATCTTATTCAAAAAAGAACACTTACTCTCAATTGAACTTCGAAAGATTCGATAAACATTATCCTCCTCATTTACCTTACTAATCATTCCTGTAGGAGGAAGATCATAATCATCACTCTCACCGTAAAAATAATTCGCATTTAAACAATAGTTCATAACAATTTTATAATTGTCCTGACTCAGAAAATTATCATCGTATTTGATATGATTGTTCATTTCCATATGATGTTAACCTTAAATTAAATGCTATTGTAATACGTGGATTATTTGGTGTTGGTTCTGATTTCTCTACATGATGTACCAAATAAGATGGAAAAATTAATAAGTCTCCTTCCTTTACTTGTGGTGACCATTTTTCTTTATAATGATTTGATTCCATCTCAAATGAATGTGCTCTTAATGATGAAATAGGATCATGAAATACAGTCGATTGATGAACCTCATTATCAAATTTTAAATAATGCACACATGAATAATGTACAGGAGTAAAAAATGGTGAACTATTAATATGACAGTGCTCTTCCTGATATTCTCCACTCATATAATAATTAAACCACATATCTTCTAATGAAAAACTAACTGGTTTATCAAAAATTGAACCAATATATTTAATATATGTATTATGTATTTTTTCTGATTCAAAAATTTTATGATTTAATTCATCATCATCAAATGATGTCACTAATTTATCTGTCAACCATCCATCGGGAATTTGTAGATTCTTACTCCCATAACACTCTTGAATACTAGATAATACTTCCCTCTGAATTACAGAGTTTTCTCTGATATTTGTATGATATAAAGTAACCGGAAAAAGTATCTTTTTATAGTGATTTCTCATTTGCTTTTACTTATCATAAACACTCTTTCGACTCTTCATATAAGTCAGATCCTTCCACTGATGAGGATAACACAATAATAAAGTATGAATATACTTATGTTTCTCCTCACGGGTATACTCACAGTTAGGTTTAGGTTTAACTCCTATCTCAATCGTAATATACAAACTATCAACAAAGTATACCCATCCTTCATGTATCACACCATGATGATTCCATATTACATAATCATTAACCTTTGGTACATAACTCATGAGTATAATAATGTTTCTAATGAATTTAGATTCTTCTTCATTGCACTATAAGGAGTTGTATCCTTAATCAATACTTCCTTACCTACCTTCTTTGAATTAATTGGTGCATAATACTTTCCCTTCTTTGATGAATAGAATCCCCATATTGACTTAGGTGGTGTATCTCTATAAGAGAACTCTCCATGATTAATTATCCATATGGCATCATACCTTGCATTAAATGATTCAAATGAATAAGAATAACCTTTGGGTGGTAGATGTGGGAAATCAATCATTGGACTCTTACAACCTTTAATCGTTTTGGACTTGTACCTTCATTTAATTGTGCATCATAATACTTCTTACATTCTTCCTTTGTTAATGGTCCCGTGATATCAGTCCATCCTGAGGTTTCTTCCTCTTGGAGTTTGTATAATTCTTCCATACTATTCGATTACCATTGCACTAATTATACCACATTCATAATCATCAGACAACATTAACTTTGTGGCATTTGTAATCTCATTCATCACTGCATCAGTATCTTCCTCCTTGAATTTAATCTCTGGGTCTGTAATCACAAGAGAAAATGCTCTCATATCATTCTCTGCAATCAATACAATTAACCCATTAAGAGACCAATGATCAATCAAATACACATACTTAGTCATAAGAATTCATCCATAAGATAATTAACTGTGATTTCCATTTTGGCAGCAGTATTCTCTAGAAATTCATCTAATACTTCAGGAGCATCTTCCTTTACAATATAATACCATGAATACCATAACTCTGGATTGGTCTGTGGAGTGACTTTAGAAAGATGAGTCAACATAAGATTCATAATTGAGTTCGACGTTTGTTGTGTCTAATGTAACATAATAATCATATAACCGATCATATAAAGTATCAATACTACCTGATGATCGATTAATCTGTATCTCATCTCCACTCTCTACCAATTCAAGAGACTTGAGTATAATATCTAATTCATGTACATTCAATTCAATTGAACACTCTGTCTTTTTCATTCATTAACTCCTTTAATTGCCATATGGTTTCTTTCATTGTAACCTGAGCATAACCAGTCGCATAAGGATAACCTTTGTTTTTATCCTTACCAACATCATAACATACTTGAATCGCATCTTCAAGTCTTTCAATCATATGAGATACATTCATGATAATTCAACTGGTTGTGATTTGAAATACAATCCTGCCATTTGCATCATATCAATTAACTTTGATTGTATCTCCTCTAATTGTTCTACATCTACATCATCATCCCAAAAGTCTACAATCTCAAACTCATCAAAGTTTAATACTAACTGGTCAAATGGAACACGGAATAATTCACCCTCACTACAAACCGTATACATGCAATCATGTTCCTCAACTGTTAGAAATACACCAGAAAAAGTTAAATCAGTCATTAGAAGTCAAGAATGAGTTGTTCAAATTCAAGATGGTCACAGCACGAATCATCATCGTGCAAATCAATCATGTCCGTGTCTGTGTGCTTAAAGAGTTTGTCAAACAGATCATTCACGAACTCTTGATTCGATTGTTGTTGATTCATCATAGTTCTGAAACAGTTTGGAATCACGTTGTGCTAAGAATAGCAAATAAACACTGAGGGCAAATGTAATACAAATGCCACTCAATACATACTGAATTACTTTCATTTAGTAAAGTTCGGTGGGTTCGACTGTTTCATTCACAACATCCAACCATTCAGACCACACATTCATTGCATGACCACTGGCACCATCCTTTGTCCATTGTGAGATAAACTTGAAAGCATACTCTGCACGGGATTCGGGTTGAGCAAGTCGTGCCTTGAGTTCGGGTGACATCTTCATGGGGTTGGTTGCTTATGTGATTATTATAGAGCATCCTGAACGGGTTTCAAGATGCCCTGTGACACTTTACCATCTGGTCTGAATCAGTGCTGAATTAAACAGTTGTGGTTCAACATGCAAATCGGTTACTTCATAACCATAACCCTCAACACGATTATTAACCTCTTTCTCAAATGATTCTTTGTTGATGTAAGACTTGGATTGCATGTCATTACTGAATGTGACGGTCTTATACATCAGACGCTCACTAATCGTATTATCGGCATACTTCACAGGATAGAAGTCAACAACCATGTTTCCGTGCTTGGCAGTGAGTTGCATGTGAGTGGTGTTCCCTTGATTACTTCTGTATTATAAGGCATTCAGAGCACTCTCCAAGGAGTTCTGTGACACTTGTTTAGGTGTCCATTGCTTCGGCACTAAACACGGTTGTCTGTGCTAGAAATAGAAACTTAATCATATCATGTTCACTATCACTTTGACCGTCTAATCTCTTTGCAGGATCTAATGTATTACCCATTAATATTTTCCCTCCTCCCAATCTTTTCTTACATAGGTCAACATTATCTCTCATAATATCCACACCATAGATGTCTTTAAGTGCATCTTCTTCACTCATATTATGAAACAACACTTTCACCCACTTGACTGCTGTTAGAAACTGACCATCTCCACATGCAGGATCAAGAACTGTTTTGCCTGATACAAACTCATCCGTACCACATTCACGAATCATTCTTATCACCAAATCAGTCGGAGTAAAAACCTCGGCTGTTACTTTGACTCTGTATTCATCACGATTAATCTCACCCATATAGGAGTGATCATTCATTCTATTCTTTACTTCATCCCACAATTTGTCTGACATAATCTCTCTCTTGTTCTGTGATGTTAAAGAAATCAAACACATCATCATCACTCATTTTACAATCAATTGGTAAATTTGGCAACCTACAAAATACTTTCTCATTACCAAACCCAGACCATTTTGCAGTCTTAAAAATATACTGCATCAGCAAACTATTCAGGTTATGTGCTAAGTTCTCTCCTGACTCAGTATCACTCACCACCACATAATATGCCATGTCAGTGCCACCTAGAACACCATCATCATAGAATGGTTTGGTATATCCACTGCGTGACCACATTACTTTCTTCTTTGATGCCCAATCTTGTCTGACTCTTGAATACCAAGTCTGTTTGTTTGTATGTAAGATAGGATGAACAAATTCATCACTTTGAGTTTTGCTGATGATGTCCGTGCCCCGTAGCAAATTCACGTTATGACACGTCACATAATCATATCTTACATCAAGGTGCTCTCTTATCTCAAACATTACCTTATTATGGATGGATAAGGCATTTTCTGATAAATCTATGGGCAAATAGAACACTGAATCATCTATTTTACAGTCAAATGTACTGTCTTGAGTAACAACTTTAGTTTTTTCGCTACCGGGACGGTTGGAGACCATATAGTCGGCGAACGTGCTTCCCACTTCAGGAAAATAAGTTTTTGTATCTAAGTTCAGAAACTTCACTGCCTTAGACTTAAACAGTTGCAGAATCTTACTGGATGGTGATAAGAAACTACTAGGAGAAACCTGAAGGAGAATACCTCCAGGTTTTAACCACTCACTGAATGTTTTCTGTGTAAAGTCAATCCATAACTTATGTTGAGTCTTCTTCTTATTGGTAGAATCCTGAAATGGTGGATTCGTTGCTATTACATCAAATTGCATTTTTATACTGATCAATTTCTCCAAATTGAGATATGTTCACCTTAAATGGTCCATTTCCCTCAGTATCATAACATGGAGTATAATGAACTTGAAGTTTGGACCAAACAGATTTATGAACTTCTTTAACCAAGTCCCACACTTTTTGTTCAGTATATCCAAGTTGCTTATATGCAATTTGTAAAGTTTTTGCAACTGTCTTGCTTACTTTTTCACTAAAATCGATTCTTATTCTGTCTACTTTGGAAGGTACGTCTTTAGTAGTATATAAATTTAATACCAAATTTTGATTACTGTCAAAACACTCTAACAAAACTTTTCCATAAAATGTTCCATTTGCAACAGGGTCATTGATGTTTACCAATCTAACATCAGATTTACTATCTTGAGTTAATTTCCACTTATCATGTTGCTGATCGATTGTTTCCTTTGATTTCTTGCTAATCTTCTTACCAGATGTAGCAAGATTCATCATCCTATTGTAGATCTTTTTAGGAACATTTTGAGAAGTCGTTTCATCACCCCATTTACCCATCCATGAGGACTTACTCCTATAATACATCAAGAAAACTTCAAAAGAATAGTCATATTCTCCAGTCATGAGTTTTGGATGACCAAGAAACCAACCCTCACCAGCATTCATGACCATTGCATTTTGTTCAGAAACAATAGGCCATGTTAAATCTCTCTGAGGGTTGTGGCAATCAGCATCAGATGCTTCATTTCTGAGTGCTATTTTTATTTCTTCCTCAGAATAACCGACTTTCTTTTTAACTGGTCTTAGTGGATAAAATTTTGCCTCCAACTTATCATAACCTTTTTTTCTACTCCTTCCAGATAAAAGTCTCCATTTTTCTTTCACTGGATCCCAGTAACCATGTCCCGGTTCATGTTTATACAACAATCCAACGTGTTTGAGACTATTAAATAATTGATTTTCAAGATCCTCATCGCTAGATGTAAAAACTGGATCAGTCTCAACATCAGATTCGACATCATTTATGTCAGCAAGAATTACTTTACCGTCACCAACATATTCTAAACCAGTAGTAAGTTCTGGTGGTTTAGGGAATTGATTTATATCGATTGGTCCATCAACAGGAGTAACAGGAGTTTTCATTGTCTTTTCAAAGTTGTTTCAATTGTACCATTTATATATAAATCTTTCAAACTAGTTTGAAAGATTTATATAAATCAACACACTCCTGCCTTCTTAAGATTCAGATAAGTGTTGGTAGAAGTGTTAATCTCCTTGGATTTCTTGGGACGACGCTGACCATATGCCAGGTCAACTTGCTCTTTCTTGTGATAGATAGTGCCCACATATTCATCACCATCGAGATACCATGCTCCGTTCTTTTGCAGGGTGAAAGGAACTTCGATACTCACAATATCCTCGCCGTCAGTGATGGTGAACAGCACACCTTTGCCATTTACTTTATAGTCAACAACAGATTCTTCGATATTGACACGTCGCAAGATGTCTGCATAAGTCTCATTAAACAGAGAGCAGCAATAGTCACCCTTACCAATCAAAAGAATTTCTTCATCATAGTTAAGACCTGCCATTTTGATGATGCGTTGCTTGATCTGATTGTTGTCAAGAGTTTTGAGTGCATCAACAACAGATTGTGCTGCGCTCAGACCATACTCTGCACAGTCATTCTTCCAACGAGTCTCAACATTCTGCCACATATTTGCTTCTTCACTGTTTACATAGAAAGCACGAACATCGTCGAGAATGTTATCAAACTTGCTGTAGATTCCCTTCAGAGGAGAGAAACCCATGCTCTCGATAAGTTGATCCCTGACAGTACGATTAGACCCCTTAAATCGTTTCTTTGTATTGGGGTTGATGAACATACCAACACCAGCAGACTCAAACAAAAAGTTGTTAAGGAAAGAGTTCCAAGTTCCAGAACAAAGTTGAATGCGATCATATCCATTCTTGTAGTTCTTCAGAGAGAATGAAACATAATCATCTTCGCTGAAATAGATAGCAAAATCACCTTTCAGTTTAAGATCGCGGAACTCTTTCTCAACATCAATAACATTAAATTTCCTGCCAGGATACTTGGAAACCAAATTCTGAAAGAAACTATTAATAGTGACATCAATGTTTTCTTTGTAAATGCTGTCACCAAACTCCTGAGAGATACCACGCTCAGAACAATATGCCATAAAAGTATGAAACTTCTCACCAACATCATCGGTCAGAGCAACATCATTCTCAACCGCAAGTTCTTGCAACTTAAAGACAATATATGCCTCTGCTGCGTCTTGCATGTAGTGATCGGTAGAAGAGCCAGCACCCATTGGAAATCCCTGAACTTTAGTTATTATAACCCCCTATTGACCGGAGGTCAACCGGTTTTGGAAGAATTGAACCGGTTTGCCGACTGGCACAATCTATTCCTCATTTAACCACTGATCATATAGCCTTACTTCTTCCTCCCGTGCCTCAATTTCATGTGGTTGATCCCAATAATCATAATTCTCCACCGGTTCTTGACAATA